TGCCGCCATTGACTAACTGAAAGACTTCCAGCACCATCGCTAAAATGAATCTCTTGATTAGCACCCGATGTTTCCCATATAGTCTTCATTAAGCAGGTAACACCAGCAGAACTTATGTAATTTTGCATTTCGGCATTTGAAATACTGGCAACGTCTGCGCTGCGGGTGGCGGTTGAAGACGTGGTGGGGATGTAGGAGGTGGGGAAGGCGCCGGATTCGAGTTGGGCGCCCCAGATGTAGATGCCGGAAGCGCCGTCACCAACGGTGCTATTACTGCCATCAACAGCAGTGGCAATGTAAGGCTTTCGGTTACCGCCAAGGGTATCCGTGATACTTATCCTGTACCACCCGTTTGAAATAGCTGTAATTGTGCTATTTGACCCCAGGTTGTTTGTTACTTTTGCTCCAGCAGAAAGATCAAAATACTCCAAACCGCCTGGTTCTGCACGCAGCCAGATTAGAACCTGAGTCCGCTCTGCAGCTTTAGCATAGAAGGTCATAGTCCAAGTTAAACCAGTCGTTGCATTGTTACTAGCGTTTTCTAAATAATGACCGCCTGTAGTGGTATCTTCTACTAGTTTTGAAGCTGTCAATGTACCATCAGGTGCTGTAATAGCATTTGGAACAACAGTGGCGTTTCCTTTAGTCCATGTAGCCTGAGTAAAATCGCTAGAATACGTCTGGCTGTTAGTCCTACTCTCCTCAACCAACAGCCCCAAGCTATTCCCACTACCGTCGTGATCAAACCGTGCCTGGTTAGCTGCTGCCGTCCTGATGATGCCGAACTCATCAACATACGTTCCAGTGCTAGCCCGTGTAAAGGTGATCCTGGGGTCTAGCCGTTTGGAATTGGCGAAGTCCAGGTTCAACGTTGGCGCTACGTCAGGGAACCTATTTTTAATGGTCATAGCGTTATTGCCTGCAGTTGAACGTCAGTGAGGCGGGTGGGGTAGTAGGTGAGGCGGAGTATATGGCCGCAAAGAAAACTGTTGCTATAAGGACTGCTATACCCAATAGACATAGTGACAGGTGGCGTTGTGCTTGCTGTAAATCCAGCATCTGTTACCGTAGATCCAGGATCGCTAATATAAGCAGAAGCAGTTGCATTGTCGTAAGAAGTTGCCGTTGTGAGTTGCAACCCTTTTATTTTGTAGGGTACTCCTGGACCTGGGGGACCCATTTTTTTCTGCTGACCTAGCTTGCGAACACTCCACGTCATCCAGTTATTTGTGTGGTAGCCAAGATCAACTCCGTTATAGTTAGTGCCACCAACGCTCATCGTAAAAACTGTTCGGTAGTCAGTAGTCGCAAATGTTTTCTGTTTAGCAATAAAACTGCCTGCTTCTTGGTTATACCAGCTTGAGAAGTTCGTACCAGTCATACTGGCTACGTCAGCACTTCTGGTGACCGTGGAGCCGCTGGTGGGGATGTAGGAGGTGGGGAAGGAGCCAACTTCTACTTGGTTTCCGTACAAGCTAACTGTATCCCCAGCGCCACCAGCCGTAAAAGTAAACTCCATTCTGTAACCAGTGGTACCTGACAATGTGTTGTTGTAATTTACGGAACAGTAGTACCAGCCATTGCCCATCGCCTTGATGGACGCGCTTAATGCGTTTGCACCGTTAATGGTGGTTGTCAGGGTGGACCAGTCAAAGGTGGCACCGCCCGCGCCCGATCCGGCGACAGCCGATAAAGTAATAGACGTGGCTGTAGTATTTTCCGGTTTAACGTAAAAGCTCCAAACTGTGTAGGAAGAGTTAGGCCAGAAAATGGTTCGGTTGGTAGCGTTGCGAGCAGATGCCACTCCGGCTGCGATGGATGTAATGCGAGACCCGCTAGTGGCAACTCCATCAACGCCTGGCGCAGAGGAGGTTGTCGAATTGGTAACGGCTAGCAGCACCTGATTGTTATCCGTTACATAGTTCGTCCTCGCCTCCTCCACCAACAACCCAAGGCTCTCACCCGTCGCAGGGTCGTGGTCAAATCGGGCTTCATTGGTTACAGCAGTTTTAATCAGTCCATCGCTGCCAACGTATGTGGCGGTGGACCCGCGAGTGAAAGTCACCCTTGGATCTAGGCGCTTGGTTCGTGCAAAGTTAAGATCCAGGCTTGGACGTGTTGTTGGGTAGAGCTGTTGGATGGTCATTGATCAAACTCCGATAACTTTCCAAGCACTGCCGTTGTACCAACACAACGCAGCCGCTGCTCCACCGCCCACAACCGTCGAACCAACAGCAGGTGCGGAAGCATCCGTAACTCGTGCCACCAAACCGACAACACCTGTTGGCAGGGTTGCAACCGTGAATCCAGCACTGACAAGCAGACGATCCACAGTGACACTAGTCGGATCTTGGAACGCCATGCCGCCTAAGTAGCCGTTAAGCGGAACCTCATTGGCAGCCGTACCAATGTCGTGTTGGGTGACGATTGGAACTTGACTGAGGTTGTACTCGGTAACTTTGATCAGACCAGAACCGTTGGCATCAAGGTCGATGTCACCATTGCTTGTGCTGGTGTTGATTGCGTAGGTTTGAACGTCAAGGTTCCCGCCAAGTTGAGGCGTGGTGTCCAGTAAAAGTTCTGTAAGTGCCGTCCCAAAGGTGAGGTTTCCTGATCCGTCAGTCTTGATGAATTGACCAGACGTGCCATCAGCCTCTGGATACCGAAGCCCATCCAGAACAACGTTTCCTGTTCCGTTGGGGGTGATGACGACATCACCGTTAGTGATGCTGGTGGTAATACTCCGGGTAAGAACGTCAAGATTTCCACCAAGCTGCGGCGTTAGGTCGGAGACAAGATTTGTGGCAACAGCCGACGTGTCAATCGACACATAACCTGTTTGCTGGTCTATCTGGAAGGTGTCGCCTGCTTTGAACTTGCCGACTTCATCTGTGCTGGTGTACCAAACACGTCCTTCAGTTTGACCGCCAGCAATAGCTGCAGCGCCAGTTTGGATGATCTGATTGGCTTCGACTGGGGAACCACCATTTTGGGGAAGTGCAAGATAGTTAGTGCCTGATCCCGCGTACTCGAACGTATGAGCAGCAGCCGAAATCTGGGACCTTAGGAAGAAACTGACAGCATCGCCGCTGGAATGACCATTAACCAAACCGTTGTTAATGACGCGGTTGGTTGGCTCTGGATTGCTGATGACGACATCCCAGCCGCTGCCATTAGGGGTGGAACTCAAGATGGGATAAGTGTTGCCGCCTACCTGAACAAGCATGTTGTTGGCAGGGCGTGTTGCCGAGCCAAACCAGCCAACTGCAGCAGTTGGGGCATTGATGGCAAACGTAGTAGCGCCTGTACTTGCGGCGCCATTAGCTGTGGCGGTGAAGATGGCGGAAGTGCTTTTGCCGTCGCCAATCAGTCCGTAGGTGCCGAAGTCGGTAGTGCCGACCTCCATATTGATCTGACCACCGTTCAACGCTTTTGCGTGGTAGTGGCAGAATGTGCCAAAGAACGACACGGCTTGGACATAGCCGTTATTGCACACCAGCAGACCAGGACCGTTAAGGTTGATCTGGGTGAACTCGTTGACAATGAACGACCGCAGCGGGCTAGCTGTTGCAGGTAGGCTGCCGTCAACGATGATGCCGCCACCCGTCATTGCGGATGTTGTGTCGCCACCAGTGCCCTGGTAATTATTGGGATCAAAATTGCTGTTGTCGATTGCACTGTCAGCAAAGCTGCTGCAGTTATTGATGTAAGGGCTTTTGCGAATTGTGCAACCTGGATAGAAACCTGCTACCCAGCCTTGATCTTCGGGAAGACCATACACAGGGTCGTCGTCAATGGCATGGTTGCCTCGCGTACCAGCCGCTTTTAGACCAACAAAGGTAAATCCGTCAATGTAAGTACCGCTATTGCAGCGGAACATTATCTCGGTTTCGGTTGCGACCGTAGGATGAACAAAGCAGCTACGTTGTGAGTCTCCAACGATAGAAAGATTGGCGACGGTAATATCAATCGGCAGTGCCTCCTGATACACGCCTGGCGCTACTTTGATGATGTCGCCTGCAGAAGCAGACTGAACAGCGTTTTTAATTGTTGCCTTTGGCGTGCCTAGGCGGTGACCATCGTTTGTGTCACTGCCACTTGCCGTATCGACATAAATGACAGTGGACTGGTAGGGAACAGGGGCACCGTTGGCTGCGGCAGTAATTCGCCCTTGGGCGTCAATGGTGATATTTGCGGATGTATAACTACCAGCAGCAACAGCAGTGTTGGCTAGCTTCGTACCAGGGATGGAGTTATTGGCAAAATAAGGTGCCGAATTTTCCAGCAGATACTGGAGCGTGATCCGTTTATTTTTGTCAACCGCTGCAGATTCAGAAACATCAACGATCGGCAGATAATCGTCCGACGCTGGCGTGGTTAATGCTGATAGCTCTGAAATCTTGCGGTTCGCCACAGCGTCTTACGCCTCGGGTTGCTCGTCTGATTCTACGGGCGGTTCGGGTGGCGGAACAAACTTACCTTTGGTGTAGCTCCAGCCGA